AACTCTTGCTGCAAACTGTGATGTACAATTTGATCCAATAAAAAATAGAGGTGCATCATAATGGATAAACAATATTACATAGACAATCATATAGGTATATTTAAAAACTTTATGCCAAATGAAATGATAGATGATTACATAAATTATTTTAATAAATGTGAACAACAGGGTGCAGTGTATCCAAGAAGAGAAGATGAAATGTTAGTATCTGATAATGCAATAGATACTATAAGAGATACTAATGTTGCAATGACTTATAATAACAAACCTTTTATAGATATGTTTTTTAAAGAGGTGTATCCTCTGTATGTTCAAAAATATTCTTATTTAAAAAAATTAGCTACACATAATATATTAGAAGTTAAGATACAAAAAACTAAAGTAGGTGAGGGTTATCATTTTTGGCATTGTGAAAATGCAGCTATGAAAGCAAGAAATAGAATACTAGCTTTTATGGTTTATCTTAATGATGTAGCTGAAGGTGGAGAAACAGAATTTTTATATCAAAAGTGTAGGTTTAAACCAGAAAAGAATACACTATTAGTTTGGCCATCACAGTTTACACACGTTCATAGAGGCAACCCACCTTTATCGAATGATAAATATATAATAACTGGATGGGTAGAATACGGATATTAATATGATAACAGAACCACGATGGAAATCTTACATAGTTGAAACAACTACACCAATCTTTACACCTAAACAATGTCAGATGATTATTGAAGCAGGTAGAAGCGAACCTAAACAAGACGCGTATGTTGGAAATGCTAAAGGTACTAAAGGTGGAGTAGTAGACACCAAAACCAGAACCTCACATATAAGCTGGATACCATTTAAAAAAATGCATGAGATGTATAAAGATATTGAAAAAATTATGAAAACTACAAACGGTAATCATTTTGGTTTTGATGGAATGACAATTACAGAAATGGCACAATACACAGAATATCCAGAAGGTGGTTTTTATGAGTGGCATGTAGATAATGATGTAAATTGCCAACATGAACCACCTGTAAGAAAAATATCTATGACTTGTTTATTATCTCCTGAAAATGAATTTGAAGGCGGTGATTTAGAATTAATGGCTGAAGGTAAAGTTGCAAAAATAAAACAAGGACATGCAGTATTTTTTGCATCATTTATTAGACACAGAGTTAAACCCGTAATTCGTGGTAACAGAAAATCTTTAGTCATGTGGTTTGGAGGCACACCATTCAAATGATGATTAAAGCTGCATACTTTCCAACTATTATATACGCTAAAGATGTTAATCTAGACAATAAACTTTTTGAAAGAAAAGTTCTTGCTTGGGCTGATAAAGACAAAGGAGTTAAAAGAACTAATATGAATGGTTGGCATAGCACAACTAACATGCATGAAATACCAGTATTTAAACCTTTAGTTGATGAATTATTTAAAATGCAGAGTGAAGTATTTCAAGAAGAATGGTTAGATAACGAACCTGTTATAGGAAATATGTGGGCCAACATAAATCCGCCAGGCGGATATAACAGACCACACTTACATCCAAATTCTCATTTTAGTGGCGTGTATTATATTAAAGCACCTAAAAATTCTGGACAAATAGTATTTAATGAACCAAGAGCTGCAGCACATATGGTTATGCCAAGAAGAAAAGAAGGGACACCACCTTCACATTTATGGAGAGAGGTTCGTGTAGATCCGTTAGAGGGTAGAATAATTATATTTCCAGCATGGCTTTGGCATTGTGTTGAACCAAACGAGAGTGATGATATAAGGATATCAGTATCATTTAATTTTTTACAGAAAGGATTTAATGTTTAAATATCATGTTATCAAAAAAGCTTTATCTTTTGAATTAGCTAATTTTATATTTAATTACTTTTTACTTAAAAGAGATGCTGTGGAGTTTATGTATAAACACAATCTAAACTCACAGTCTCCTATACTTGGAACATGGACCGATAAACAAGTGCCTAATACATACTCTTGTTATGCTGATTTTGTAATGGAAACATTATTAATGAAAATGTTACCTGTAATGAAGAAAGAAACAGGACTAGATTTAATACCTACTTATTCTTATTCTAGAGCATATAAAAAAGGAGATATATTAAGACGACACAAAGACAGGCCAAGCTGTGAGATATCAACGACTCTAAACCTTGGTGGAGATCCCTGGCCTATATTTATCGACGGTACGGGGTCTGACAACGTCATAGACGAGTATAAGAACATACATAAGCCCAATGCACCTAAAGGCACAAAAGTCGTGCTTGATGTAGGAGATATGTTGGTATATAGTGGATGCGAACTTGAACATTGGCGAGAGCCATTTGAAGGAAACATTTGCGGCCAAGTATTTCTACATTATAATCATGTAAATGGCCCATTTGCTAATAAAAATATGTTTGATGGAAGACCAAAGCTAGGTCTACCATCTTATGTAAAATAGTATTATAATGGAGTCATATGTTACAAAAGATAGGTTTTCAACCTGGATTCAATAAACAGATTACAGAAACCACAGCTGAAGGACAATGGGTTGATGGTGATAATGTAAGATTTAGATATGGTACACCTGAAAAAATAGGTGGTTGGTCACAGTTAGGTGAAGATAAAATGACAGGAGCTGCAAGAGCTCTACATCATATAGTTAATAAATCTGGTAACAAATATGCAATCATAGGGACTAACAGAATTTTATATGCTTATACAGGTGGAGTATTTTATGACATACATCCCATTAAACTTACTACAACTTTATCTAGTTGTTTTACCACTACAAATGGTTCAGCAGTTGTTACAATAGCTTTTAGTGGAGCTCACAATATATCAGCAAAAGACATAGTTCTTTTAGATAATTTTTCTACAATTACAAATTCAAATTTTACTGCGTCTGATTTTAATGATAAAACATTTATGGTCACATCTGTTCCAAATTCAACAAGTATCACTATTACAATGCCATCGGCTGAGACTGGATCGGGTGCAAGTTCATCAGGTGGTATTAGAGTTCAACATTATTATCCAGTTGGTCCTGCAGAACAGTTACCTGGTTTCGGTTGGGGTCTTGCACAGTATGGTGGTACAGTATCAGGTGAAGCAGTTACAAGTTTAACAAACTCTATTAACGCATCACAAACAACAGGTATACAATTAAATGATGCATCACAATTTCCAACATCAGGTACAAACTTTGTACAAATAGGCACAGAAGAAATATCTTATACAGGTATATCTTCTAGTGTTTTAACAGGTGTAACAAGAGGGGTTAGAAATACAACAGCTGCAACACATAATGCAGGTGTTGCTGTTACAAATAGTTCTGATTATATTGCATGGGGTGAAGCTGCATCAGGTGACTTAGTTGTTGATCCAGGTTTGTGGAGTATTGATAATTTTGGTGATAAAATTATTGCATTAATACATAATGCACAAGTATTTGAATGGGACTCAAATGCAACAAATGCAGTTAGAACAAGAGCAACTATTATTAATGGTGCACCAACAGCGTCAAGAGATATGTTGGTATCTACACCTGATAGACACTTAGTATTTTTTGGAACAGAAACAACTATTGGAGATCCAACAACACAAGATGAAATGTTTATTAGATTTTCTAATAGAGATGAAATTACTGTTTATGAAGATAAAGTAGATAATAGCGCTGGTTTTCAAAGATTAGCTGATGGATCAAAAATTGTAGGTGCGGTTAGAGGTAGAGATGCAATTTATGTTTGGACTGATACATCATTATTTACCATGCGTTTTATTGGTCAACCATTTGTATTTGGTTTTCAACAAGTGGGAACTAACTGTGGATTAATAGGACAGAATGCAGCTTTAGAAGTTGATGGTGCTGCTTATTGGTTTTCAGAAAATGGTTTTTTTAAATACTCTGGTAATCTTGAAACAATGATTTGTTTAGTAGAAGACTTTGTTTATAATGATTTAAATACAACTGCATCACAGTTGATTAACGTTGGACTAAATAATTTATTTGGTGAAATAACTTGGTTTTATTGTACAGAAAATTCAACTGTTATTAATAGATGTGTAACATATAATTATATGGATTCAACAGCACAAAGACCTGTATGGACTACAGGAACTTTAGCAAGAGGAACATGGAAAGATTCATCTGTATTTGGTTTACCACATGCAACTTTTTATGATCCAGACAGTAACAGTTCATATGATGTAGTAGGTAATACAGATGGATGTACAACTTATTTTGAACATGAAAAAGGAACAGATGAAGCACTAGCTACAGGAGTTAACGCTGTTACATCTAATATTGAGTCTGGAGATTTTGATATTACACAACAGAAAAGTGCTTTTGGTCAGTCTACAGGTATTGCAAATTTTAAAGGCGATGGTGAACACATAATGAAAATTAGAAGATTTGTGCCTGATTTTTTATCTCAAACAGGAAATACACAAGTAACTTTACAATTAAAAAATTATCCAAATAGCACACAAGCTAGCTCTCCTCTTGGACCCTTTACAATTACTAGTTCTACTGATAAAGTAGATACACGTGCAAGAGCTAGAGCCGTGTCTTTAAAAATAGCTAATACAGGCGCATCTCAAAGTTGGAAACTTGGTACGTTTAGATTAGATACACAACCCGACGGAAGAAGATAATGTCAATATTTAGTAGATTTGCAAGAAGAAGTACACCTGCAACTTTAGCAGATTTAGCAACACAATATTTAGCACAGGACTTACCAGATATCTCTGGTATTTTTTCATTGCCTCAGGCATCAAGCGTCACAACACCTGTTGTGGAAGAAGAATCAGTTGCAACTCCACAAGGACTAACTGCTGAACAACTTGCATTATTATATCCAGAACGAACAGGGGGTGGAGATGGACCTAGAGGTGGAGGAGATTTTGGTAACTTAGATTTAAGTACCGCTAAACAATTTAATATAAATGGTAACATTGTCACTGGTTATAAAAATTTAAATACAGGTTTATATCAAGACATATCAGGATTAAATATTCAAAATTTAGGTGGCAACACTATTTATGGTGGTATATTAGATGCTATAAGTTCAAAACTTGGATTTGAAAGAGATCAACCAAAGTATCCAGGTTTATTTGATATGGTAAGTCCTAAAGCATTATTTAAAAATCCATATATGGCAAAAAGTTTTTTTGACAGACAAAATGTTGCAAAACAAAAAATAATTCAAGATCAAATAGATGCTGCTAATAAAGCTGCAGCTGAAACTGTCACGATTAGAAGAGCACAAGAACGTAATCCAGATGTTTATAGAAGTGCAAAAGAAAAAGGCTTTACTGGTCCTGGAGGTGGTTTTAGCACTTCAGGTAGAGAAGGTGCATTTGAATCTAAATCAGGTAGAGGAAGACAAGATTTTTAATGGCAAAGATAACAGTAGTATTTACCAGACCTAGTAAAGAATATAAACAAGAAGATGCTGATTCTTTAGTTAGAGATTTAGATGGATTGATTGAAAAATTAAATTCTACATTTCAACAAGATTTAAGAGAAGAGCAATCAAGATTTACTTGGTACATGAGTGGTGGAAGTGAAGGATAATGGCTAATAGATATAGAAATGCACAATTTGATTTAACAACGACAGATGTTACAGATATTTATACTGTGCCCTCTGACTCTCGAGCAATTATTCAAAATATACATACTGCTAATGTTGGATCAGGAAATGTTGAAATTAAAGCCTTTATATATGACACTTCTGCAAGTAGAGCTTATCAATTTGCAGAACATACGGTAAACTCAGGTGATTCTAAATCTATTTCTGATGGCACAATCATACTAGAAGAAAGTGATAAACTACAACTACAAGCAGCAACAGCTGATATATTTGAAGGAACAGTATCAATACTAGAATTTGATAGGACGTAATATGATAGAACTAAAACCAGAAAAAATAATAGAAACAATTAGTAATTTAAAGACAGGCGAGGTGTACAAAAATGATGAAGAGTGGAAATCTAAAGGAATTCCTGTAGAAGACATCAGAAGAGATGTAAAAGTCATCATGCCAAGTCTTGATTTATATGGAAAAACCAAATAGAATAATAAAATGCCTATATCTAGATCATTAATGAAACGACAATTAAGAAGAGGTGGTGGAATTATGAGTGTTGCACCTAGACAAGGTTATTTTCTTGGAGGTGTTGGTGATGCTCTTAAAGGAGCTGTAAAAGGTATTACAGGCGGTATTAAAAGTGCTGCTAAAGGTATTGTTTCAACAATAAAAGATAATCCAGCATTAGCTTTGGCTGCTCTAAACTTTGCACCTATGTTAGGTAGTGGAGCACCTTTTATAGGATTTGGTAATACAGCTGGTAGATTAGCGACCATACCTGGTTTATCTGCTTTGGGAGGAGAAAAAACTTTAGGTAAAACAGCTAAGGTATTTTTAGGAGGTTCTTTACTAGGTGGAGTATTAGGTGAAATGACTCCAGAAGAACGAGCAGAAGTTACATCAGGAAGAAACATTGGCGCGTTAAGAACAAAATTAATAAATGCATATAAAAATCAAAAAACATTTGCAGATGCAGAAGATGAAGATGCAGCTATAGCTGAACAAGTTGAAAGTGATTTATCTGAATATACATCAGGAGCTGGTGGATATGCAGAAGGTGGTAGAATAGGTTTTGATCAAGGAACTCCAAAAAGTTTATTAGATATGATTAAAATTGGAGCTTCAGGATCTAAATCTGGTAAGCAACAAATATCAGGTGCGCCAGAAGGTATTACAATAGATAGCGAAACGTATAATGCCATAGTAAAAGCTGATATACCTTTGTCTCAAAAAATAGATTTACTTGCGAGTTTTGAATATGGAAAAGGCAGAGATAGAGTTGAAAAAGATGATCAAGAAATATTTTTAGGTGAAGGTAATTATAAAAACAGAAATATTGGATTTGGATTTAATAAAGATGGTGAAGGTTTTGGGGGAACTGTAATGTATAATATGGAAACAGGTGAACCTGAAATTAGAGGTACATTTAAAAAATCTTTTGCTGAGGGTGGTAGAATAGGTTATGCTAAAGGCACAGATGAAATAGTGGATCAGGCTTCAGGCATCATGGGTCTACCTCAAAGGACTAATGCAGCAGGCGTCAAGGAACTAGACCTTAGAGAAAGTGGTGGATTTATCCCTCCAGTTGGTGTAAAAGAGAAGGCAGATGACATCCCTGCGATGTTGTCAAACAATGAATTTGTATTCACTGCAGATGCTGTCCGAGGTATGGGAGGCGGCGACGTCAATAGAGGCGCACAAAGACTATACGATCAAATGAAAATGTTAGAAAAAGGCGGAAAAGTATAATGGCAGAAACAATTACACAAATAACACAACCACCTGAGTTTATAGAAACAGCAGCAAAACCATATATAGCTCAACTACAAAAAGATGTAGGTGGGTTAAGAACAGCAGATTTATCAAAAGTTTATGGACCACAATTTGTAGCTGGACAAGATCCTTTACAAGCTGAGGCAATTAAAGTTGCAACAGCGCAACAAGGTTTAGGATCGTATGCTCCATTTTTACAAACAGCAGCAACACGAGCTGATGAGGCACGTCAATTTGTTGGTCCAAAAGCTTATCAACAATTTATGTCACCTTATCAACAGGATGTTATTAAAGCAACTTTAGATGAATTTGATGAACAAGCACGAAGAGGTTTGCTTTCACTGTCAGACAGAGCAATTGCAGCGGGCGCTGCTGGAGGAAGTAGAGAAGGTGTTGAAAGAGGTATTTATCAATCTCAATCTGATAGAAACAGAGCTGCATTACAAGCACAATTATTACAACAAGGTTTTGGTCAAGCATCACAAGCAGCTCAACAGGCTTTTGGTCAACAACAATTATTATCACAACAGCAACAAAATTTAGCTAGACTATCTCCACAGCTAGCTGGACAACAAGTTGCAGGTTTAACTAGTTTAGGTGGTGCATTACAAACACAAAGACAAGCAGAATTAGGAGCACAACAACAGTTGGCTCAACAACAATTAATGCAACCATTACAAGCAACACAAGCTTTAGGTTCAGGTATTACTAGTTTAATTTCTGGATATCCTGGAGGACAACAACAAACAACTCAACCATCACCTAGCCCATTACAATCAGCATTAGGTTTAGGTGCAACACTTGCTGGAGTATACAGAGCGTTTAGTTAATATGAGTAGAATATTTAGAAGACCAATGTTTAGAAAAGGTGGCGGTGCTAATATGAATGGCATTATGTCTGGTATTGAGGATAGACAAAACTTTGAAAATGGCACTCCTTCTAGAGTTGAAGAGTTAGCAGCAGCTAATTTAAAAACTTTAGGTGGTGATCAACCAGATAAAGGTTTTGATCCATTAACAACTTTTTTATTACAATATGGTCCAGCTCTTGCAACACAAACTCCAACAGGTAGTGGTCTTAGTGGACTAGTATCCACTGGATTAGCTGCCGCAGATAAACCTGTAAAAAGTCTTTTAGAACAACAAGCTGAGAGAAGAAAATATTTAAGAGATTTAAAAGCAGGTGCAACTGAACTTGCAATTAAACAAGCTGGTGATGAAGAATTACTTGATAAAAAATTAAAAGCTCAAGAAAAATTAATGAAAATGGAATTAGGTGCAGAAGGCACAACTGGTTTTAAAGATTATTTAGAACAATACCAAGGAAGCACAGTTCAAGCTAAAAACAGAGCAGATTACGAAAACAAAGGATTAGAAGCTAAAGCTAGTGAACAGTTTGGTGATTCGTATGAAGGATTTATTGGTGGTATTCATGGTAGAACAAAAGACTATGAGAAAAAACAAAATATTGGAAAAGTATATTATGATGTAACCGATGGTAATTTTAAAAGATTAAAAAAGAAAGTAGATGGTGGATATGGTTATGAAATTATTGATATAACTACATTTGATCCTGAAGCTGACAAAGCTAAACAAATTCCAAAACCAAAGTTTACTGGAGAAAAAAGCACAACTCCAGGATACAGAAGACCACCTAAAAAATTTGATTTCTCAATCTTTGAAAAAGACGCATTCGATTTAGGTGATCCTCAAGCATAGGAGATTAAATGGCAGAAGAATTTCTACCACTTAATGAAGCCGAAAGAGATAGTGACAGATCTTGGTATTCATCATTTGCATCAGGTATAGCATCGGGTATTATTAAAGTACCTGAAGGAGTATTTTCATTAACAGCTGAATTAATTGATTTAGGTTTTGACACCAACACTGCAGCAGATGTTGAACAATTTTTTGATAGAATAAATATATTTGAAGACGCTGCACAAGACAGAGCAGTAGGTAAATTAACAGAAGCAATCATTCAAGTGGGTGTACCAGGCACGGCAGGTTTTAAATTAGCTAATCAAGCTGCAAGAAGAATAACCGCCAAGACTTTAAAAGCAAAACGTGCAAATGCTTTTGCTGACTTTAGAAAAACAAAAGACAGAACTGCATTAAGAGATGCATTAAATAAAACCAGAGATTTAAATGATAAGGCAAAATATCCTAGATTCGGAGTAGGCTTAATGGGTGGTGCAACAGGAGAATTTTTTGTTGCAGATGTTGAAAAGATTGGAACTTTTGGGGATATGTTTGAAGGAGGTCCAACTCAGTTGGATAGAGAAGAAGGATTTGGTCGAGAAGATGCTGCAAGAAAATTAGCTAATAGATTAAAATTTGGATCTGAATCTTTATTAATTACACCTGTAGTTTATGGTGTTGGTAAAAGTGCAAAGTTACTTGCGCAAAGAGGAAAAGAATTAGCTTATAGTGATAGTCAATTTGCTAGATTTTTAGATAAATATATTAGAGCTCCATTTAGTCCTAGAGGTGGATTGACAGAAGAATTATTTGGTGCAGAAAAAACAAAACAAGCTTTAATTGCAAGAGATACAAATAGAGCAAAAGAAATTGTAGATAATCTTACAAGAGAAATAGATGCTATTTACCCAGAAGCAGAAAGATTTTTTGGCAGAGCAAACGTAGCTGAAAGAGATAAATTTCTTTCTTTACTAAATAAATCTTTATTTGAAGGAGATTTAAGAAAACCTTTAAACAAAGATGCAATTGATGAAACGTTAAAATTAATGAACAAAACAAATTTACCTGCAGAAAGAAGACAAGCTATTGTCGGTGGTATTAATAATGCGAGAGAAGAATTTGTTAGATTAATAGATATTTTAAATAAAAATACAGATGGGGTTGAATTTAAAAAAGGACAAAAAGAATTACAAAAAATATTACAAGACAGAACAGCTAATTGGATTGGTGGAACTTACAGGCTTTTTGAAGATCAAAACAAAGGTTTGTTAAAATTATTTGGTAGATACAAACCAACTGCAGAAGCAGAGGAAGGTGCAATTAATTTTTTTAAAAGAATGATTGTAAATGAAAATCCAACATTAGCTCGTAAACCAAGTCAATTAGAAAGAGAAGCTGTAATACAAGTTAAAAGCTTATTAAACTCAGTAAAAAAATTAAAAAACCCAAAAGCATTAGATCTTAATAAATATATAAAACAAACAGTAGAAGGTAAGCCAGGAGGAGAATTTATTAAGCAAGTTATTGATGATACTAATTTATTACCAAAAGAATTAAGAGAATTATTGGGAGAAATACAAGATCCAAGATATTCAATATTTAATGCAATGACTAATTTATCTGCTGTTGCAAGAACTACAAATTACTTAACTGCAGTTGCAGCTAAAAATAAAGAAGTACAAGAGGCAGGCGGTAGAGGATTTTTTTGGGCAAGTAAAGAAGCAGGTGAAGAAGCATTACGATCAAGAACAACAGGAATAGAATTAGTGCCAATGGATGAAATAGTAAAAGACTTACCTGGAGCAGGTAAAGTTATTAATCCATTACAAAATAGTTTTACGACAAAAGAAATAGCTGATGCAATTAGAAACGCAAACAATATTGCAGGAGGTCTTCAAGGTTTTGTAAGAGGTGAGGGTAAAGAAGGCGCTGAGGCTGCGGTTAGTTGGATGTATAGAAATTTATTACTATTACCAAAAGGAGCTTCTCAGTTAGCTAAAACAGTTTTATCTGTACCAACACACTTGCGTAATATGATAAGTGCTTTTGGTTTTTCTGGAGCTAATGGTATTTTATTTGAAAACCCAGCTGTAGTTGCTAAAGCTTTTAGAGAAGGTATTGACGTATCAGGTCTAACAAAACTTGGACCAAATAGTGCAAGAGCACAAGAAGCTTATAGAGAATTATTAGAACTGGGTGTTGTAAATTCACAAGTTCAAATTGGAGATTTAAAAGCACTACTAACAGATGTTAGATTTGGTGAACAAGTTGCTAACTTAGATTCAATCGTAAGTCCATTTATGAAAAAAATGAAAAAATTAAAAGATTTTTTTCAAGGTAAGTATGTTGCAGAAGATGATACATTTAAAATTACAAACTATGTGGTTGAATTAAAAAGATTAAAAAACTACAGAGCAAACGGTAGACCAGTAAATAGAAATGTAATTAATTTACCTGAATCAGAACTTAATATAAAATTTAACAGAGCAAGACAAAATGGATTCAAAGGAACTTACGATGAGTTCTTAGATGACTTTGCATTAAAAACAGAGGCCGCTAATATAGTTAAGAACACTGTACCTAATTATGACTTTGTTGGTTCTGCAGTTAGAACTGCGAGACTATTACCAATTGGTAACTTTATGTCATTTCCATCTGAGATGATTCGAACTACAACTAATATCGTAGGTCAAGGTTTAAAAGAGATGAGGCACTCTAAAAAAACTCTTGGTAGTAATTTAGGTTTAACTGTTGTTGATGCTGCTACAGGTCAAAGAGTTGCTAATGATGCAATAGCAAAAGGAACTTATGGCACAGGATTTAAAAGATTATTAGGTATGGCAACATTTACAACGGGTATACCAATTGCTTTAACAGAAGGTGCAGCTGCAATATATGACGTATCAAAAGAAGAACTAGATGCACTAAGAAGATTTGTTCCTGAGTGGTCAAAAAATTCTACTTTAATTCCAATTAAAGATGATGATGGTGAATTAAGATACATAGATTTTAGTCACAGCAACGCATACGATGTAATTGCTAGACCACTTAGAACTGTAATGAACAGTATTCAAGAAGGTCAACAAACTGATGAACAATTATTAGCAAGTTTTGTTAAAGGTGTAGATGAAGCAGGAGCTGAAATAATGAATCCATTTATTTCAGAATCTATTTGGACAGAAGCTGCTGCAGATTTAACTGTTAGAGGTGGTGTAACAAAAGATGGAAGAAGATTATACACAGAACAAACATCTGTAGGAGATAAAGCTGCAATTAGATTTATGCATTTAGGAAATGCATTAGCACCATCATACAAACAGTATGGAAGATTATTACAAGCAGCTACACAAACTCCAACTAAACGTGGAGAGACACTTGATGTAGGACCAGAGATTGCAGGATTTATGGGTCTTAGACCAATTAAAGTTGATCCATTAAGATCAATGGGTTTTAAAATTTCTAATTATCAAAGAGGTATTAGAGATTCAAGAAGAGAATTTACTGGAGGTGCATTTGGATTATTAAAAGGTGGACCAGTTGATCCTAATGATATTATAAAAAGATTTGCAGCATCGAATAATGCTAGATTTGGAGTTCAACAAGAAATGTATAAAGATATAAATGCTGCTGAAATACTAGGAGTTTCAAAAAATGTTTTAGGGAGACAATTTAAAGAAAGACAAATTAGTGAAAAAAATTTTATAAATTTAACGAATGCGAATTTTGATCCTTACTTACCATCTGCAGACATTGAAGAAAAATTTGCAGAAATTGCACGTAATTTAGGTGGAGCGAATCCATACAACATAGCAAAACCACAAATACTTAGAATGGTTAATGATATGAAAAGAATAAAATTAAATGAACGATTTTTATTTAATATAGATGAAAGATTATTACGATCTGAAGGAGGTGAAGTTTTTTCTATGGGATTAAATATTGATGATTATTTATTGCCAGAAGTACAAACACCACCTTTACCAATACAACCAATGCCAAACGCTCAAGTATTACAGCCTCAAGTGTCAGGAAACATTATGGCTACAGGATTGACACCAGTAGAGAATGCTTTATTATCTGACGAAGAGAAAACAATCAGATTAAGACAAAGGGGTTTAATATAATGAATTATTTGGGCGGTTTGTTAGCATCATGCTATCGGGTTTCTTATGTAGCGGGGGTTACATATTAATGACTAAAAAAGACGACGCATTACAACGAATAGAATCACACGAAAAACTTTGCAGAATCATGCAAAAACAAACTCACGATAAAATTAACGGACTTCAAAGTCAAATTAATAGAATAGAAAGAATCCTTTTAGTATCAGCAGGTGCACTAATGTCAGGTATGGCTGGCGTGATAATTGTACTATTGCAAAAATTATAATAATAATTATATTATCAGTAGGTTGCTTTAGGAAGGACCTTAATATTAACAGTCTACAAAGGAGGTTACTATGTATCACGAAAGACTAAAAGATTTCCTAAACTTCAGTGTCGGTTTTGATAGCATATTTCATAACTTAGAACATCTATGCTACAACGGCGCTCCTTATCCACACTATGATGTAGTTAAATCAAAAGATGAAAACTACACTTTAGAAATGGCTTTAGCTGGCTATAAAAAAGACAGCATAAAAGTTAGTGTAAAGGACAATATCTTAACCGTAGAAGGAGGATCTAAAGATGATCCAAATAAAAACTATGTGTCTAAAGGTATTGCAAAAAGATACTTTAAAAAAAGGATGCAGATATCTGATCACTTAGAAGTAGAAAAAGCTAAGTTTGAAGATGGTATGCTACTTATTAGTTTAAAGAACATTAGAGAATCGAAGGCAAAAGAAATAAAAATTTCTTAAATCCATTCTTTATAATCTTCACCCATGATCTTGTTGGCAATGTTTACTTTGCTACGAAGAGCTTTGACAATTCTATCGTCAACAGTATCTTCTGCAATAATGTCAATATAGGTCATGGGTTTTTCTTGACCAATACGATCTATCCTTGCTTCTGATTGTTGTCTCTTCTCTAAATCATAACCATTTGAAAAATAAATCATTGTACTTGCAGCAGTCAATGTGATACCATAGCCGCCCGTGTGAGTGGTTCCTACAAAAAATCTACACTTGTCATCATTTTGAAATTTCTTTATATTAATTGACCTTTGATCTTGATCTGTTTCACCAAAATAATCTACAACAGAATCTTCACCATATTTATTTTTTATTTCTTCAATAATTCTTTTTACATCATGAGTATAGTGTGACCAGATAACTGCTTTATTGTGTACATTATCTAGTATATCCATTAACTCAGTCATTCTATTACATGGCAAATCTTTAATTGTGTCATCGTCAGCTGTAAAGTGACCACAAGTTATTTGGTGGAGTCTCATCAATTGAGTCATAACAGTTGCAGAAGATAATACTTTACCATCTAAATAAGCAATGGCTTCTTCTTTCATTTGTTTGTAAACTCTTTTTTGTTCTTTAGTCAATTCAACAACATGTCTCATAAAAGTTTTTTTAGGTAAATCTAGACAATCATCTTTTAAAACTCTTTTAGAAAAAGGTTGTATCTTTTCTGATAATTCACCAAGATTTCTATAACCAACAACTATTTCTACTTGTCTACCTTGTACCTGGATCTTTCTGGTCACTGCATAACGAGCCTTGAATGTCCAATAAGATTGATGACCTAAGAGCCAAGGATCAAGAAATTCACATTGACTAAATAAATCAAGAGGTGATTTGGTTACAGGAGAACCTGTTAAAATTCTCCTGTACTTAGCCATCTCTCTCAGCGCAATAATGTTTTTAGTTCTTTTAGTTGTAGGTGTTTTTATTGTAGTAGATTCATCAATTGCTATCATAGCATTGTGAGCCGATAAAAATTTATATGCAAATGCAGGTCCATCAGCAGATGAAAAAGCCTCTACATTCATTAATAAAATGTGAAGTTCAGTCCCTGTTTCAAACAAAGTATTTAAAATGTTTTTTTGTTTTTGTGACTTATCAGATGTTTTCCAAAGAACAGTTTTTTTAAATATATGATTTGGTAAGTGTGTAGGTATCTCTGAATCGTACCAGTTTTTATATACACCTTTTGGTGCAATAATTAATAATCCATTTATTTTACCTTTATCATAAAGAACAGCAGCATTATCTAAAAGAACTTTAGATTTACCCGTACCCATCTCCATGAAATAGGCAAAGTTTTCTTTGTCCCAAGAGTCTTGTAATGCATCTAATTGATGCTTATATGGTTTTGTTTTAAATTTGTAATTCATAGTTTATATATACCTTTACTTTGCTTTCTACTGGTGTATATAGGAAGAGAAAGATATAAAGTCAATATGAAAATAGAAAAATATAATGATAAATTATACTACGTAGACAATGCGACAAAATTGTCCAAAGTTTATTTAGTTCAAGAAATACCTACAGATAGAGAAACAGGAAAACCAAAGTTTGATATAACTGCAGCTATGAAATATGGCGAAATTAAGACAATGTTTCCTAGATTAAAACAAATGCAGTTTTCACCAGGGCCTTTAATTATTGAAATAAAAAGAAGTTTAAAGAATTTTACACCTGATGATTATCTTTTACTTTATGGCGATCCTGCCTTAATTGGAGTTGTATGTGCAGTTGCAAGTGATGTGACAAATGGTCGCTTTAAATTATTGAAGTGGGATAGAATACAATCGTCATATTTTCCAATTGAGATAAATTTATTTCAAAAGTAATCTTGACAAAAAATAAATTGTTTCTATATTACGAAGCATGAAAGCTAATTACTATAACAAAGGAGAAAATATGTTAAGTCTACGTGATGATGCACCCGATCAGTTAAATGCAATTGATCCAACAGAACTATCTGAAGCGATAGAAAAATTAAATTCTATTAACGCTCAGATTTCAAATACAGAGGCAAGTCTTAAACAATTGAAGGAACAGGAGAAACAAATAAATAATTTCACCATTCCTGAAATTATGAATAAGATGAATTTAAGTACAGTTAAATTAAAAGATGGTTCAGAACTATCTATTAAAAAAGTGTACAGTGCCACAATAAAAGCTGATAAAAAAGCTGAGGCAATACAATGGCTTCGAGACAATGGCCTAGGTGATATTGTGAAAAATGAAATCACAGTTAACTTTGGTCAAGGCGAAGAAAACAAGGCGAGCGAATATGCAAACCTTGCACGAGGTCAAGGTTATGAACCTTCTCAAAAGGAAGCAGTTCATGCCATGACCTTGAAAGTAACCATGGAAGATTGGAAGAACAAAGGCAACGAAGTTCCTGAAAATCTTTTTTGGACGTTTGATGGAAATCAAACAAAAATAAAAAATAAAAAATAAATAATATAGGAGTAAATATATATGTCTAATAATACAGATATGGTAAAAAAGAATAGTGCAGGTGCACTATCACCAGTAAGTCTAAGAGCCGATTCAGGTAAAGGTACAGAAGAAATTAAAGCGAGCGATACGTCGACTCCGATTTTAAAAATTCTTCACCAACTTTCTCCTGAGTGTAATACTAGAAATGCTAAATATGTCGAAGGTGCTAAGCCTGGCATGATTTATTCTGGTAGTTTTGGTACTTTAGTAGATGGTGACAAAGGACTAAATGTAGTTATTTGTCATTCACAAACTAGATTTCCAGAATGGCAAGAGAGAGGCGACAGTGCAGCAGCACCAGTCGGCACTCATATGGAACCACCTGCGGATGCAACAGAAGAACGTAATGGTAAATACAGATTATCAAATGGTAATTACTGTGAAAAAACCATGTACTTTTATGTGATTGCATTAATGGATGGTGAAATGAGAAAAGCAGTCATCACTATGAGATCGTCTAATTTAACTCCAGGTAGAGAATTAAATAATTTAATTCAAAACTTGAGAGCAACAGATGATAAAGGTAGTTTTAGACCTGCAGCGTATTCCGCTATCTTCAATCTAAAAACAGTTGGTAAAAACTGGGGAGACAAAAGCTGGCACGTTTATAAACCAAGCAAAGTTAGAATGTTAGATTTATCTAATAATGAAGACGTTGCTATTTATGAATCTGCAAAAAAACTTCAGGAGGAGTCGTTCAAAGGAACAACTAAACCTAAGTATGAGCAGGTCTCATCAACTTCAAAAGAAGATATTATCTAGTTTCCCTTTAAGGGATGCTGGCCAAGCAAAGGCGCTGAAGGGAGACTGGAGGCGCCTTATAAAGGACGGGAATGCAAGATTTTATAAAGTATTTTACAGGCTTAACACGTAACTATGGTGTCTGTAAAATTAATGAAGGTTATATAGATCCAGAAACAGGCAAGAAAAAATTTAAACACGAGTGGTCACAAGTTAAGATTACAGATAAAGATTACGAAGATCATTTAACAGGAGTTAAATCAATTGGAATTCAACCTTGTACTGATGAAGGCACTGCAAGATTTGGTGCAATAGATGTAGATAAGTATCCAATTGATAGAGAATTTTATTTAAAAACAATTCAAGAAAAAAATTTACCGATCATCCCTGTCCTGTCCAAAAGTGGTGGACTACATTTATATGTGTTCACCACTGAATTTGTAAAAGCAATAGAGATTAGACAATTTTTAGAACAAATGCTTTATGTATTTAATCTGTCCATACAAACAGAGGTATTTCCAAAACAAACTAGTTTACAATCTTCTGGAGAAAGTAAAACAAATGGTAACTTTATAAATCTACCATACAATGCAGATAACAGAAGAGCTCTTTCTCCTGATGGAACTGAAATGTCATTAGACATGTTTTTAAAATGCATAGAACTTAATGCAGTCAGCAGAAAACAATTAAAAGAAATACAAGATAAAATTATTGAAGATGAATTAAAAGGTAGTGGTGAAGAGTTTAGTGATGGCCCACCTTGTTTAGGTGTTCTTACAAAAGAAATAATGACCGATGATAGAGATAGATTTTTATATAACTACATGGTCTTTGCTAAAAAGAAATACAAAGATAACTGGAAAGATAAAATAGTTGAAGCAGCTAGAAATTATTTTAAGTTTGACTCAAAATGGACAGATGATCATGTTAAGACTAAAATAAAAAGTTGGGACAAAGAAACAAAAGGTTATCAATGTAATGGAGAATTACTTAAACCAAATTGTTTAAAGTCTGTTTGTGTAAAAAGAAAGTATGGAGTTCTATCTGATAACAAACAAGTTTGGCCTAGAATGTTTGCATTACAAAAAATTAATTACAAACCTACACCAGAATGGAAATTTACAGTAGAAAGAGATGACGGACAAACAGCTCAAGTACACGCAAAAGATATTTATAAATTAGAAAGTCAAAAAGCATTAAGAGCATTGATGATGGAACAAGCATTCATAGTTCCACCAAATATAAAAGGTAATGAGTTTATAGAAATAATGAAAGTATTATTTGATAAAGAAAAAGTAGAAACAATAGAACCTGCAGAAGGTACAAGTCCTACAGATATGTTACAAAAACATTTAGAAAAATATATTTATGGACCAAAAGCAACTACTTACAAATCATTTGAAAGTGGTAAACCTTTAATTGATGATACCTATGCATGGTTTGTTTATGATGAATTTTATTCTGATTTAAAAACAAAAGAATGGAAGATAGATCCACAAAGAACTTCTTACATGATAAAAGAATTATTTAAAAGTGATGACAAAGATAAAAAAGCTTTGTTTAATAAACCAAAAAGATTTCCTGGAAAAGACAAGGATGATAAATATTTTCCACCTATAAAAGTTCTTAGAATACCTTTGCATATATTTGAAGAAAGAAAAGAAATAGATGAAATGATAGATTTTGAAGATGAGGAGGATATTGTTTAATGATCAATAATAGAAAAGCATATAGAATATTTATGTCTCTTCCAAAAGAAAAAAGAAAAGAATTACAGGTTCAACACGAAATTGAATGTATTGATAATTACGAAAACAAATCTTGGAATAATAGATTCGGTAAATTTGCTGGTTCATTTTGGAATTGGTTATGGATGTGTCATTTCAAAAAAGATTATAAAAACAGAAATGATATATAAAATATACGGACCGCCAGGTACAGGTAAAACATATAGATTAATATCTAGAGCAAGAGCTTACGCAAGAGTTGGTACACCACTACATAAGATTGGATACTTTGCATTTACAAAGAAAGCTGCAGGAGAAGCAAAGAAAAGAATGCCAGCAGAAGATAAGAAATTACTTTACTTTCAAACGCTTCATTCGTTTGCATTTAATATTTTAAAATTAAAAGAAGAAGATGTGATGCAGCCATATCACTATGAAAGTTTTGGTAAAAAATTAAATGTAAAAGTAAAATACTATGACAGATACAACAAAGAAGAATCTCATTTTTTAACCTGTGATAATCCGTATTTTCAATTAATACACAGAGCAATCAATAGATGTGTAGACATACGAGAAGAGTTTGATCGTGGTGAACACAACTCAAAAGAAGTTGATTGGAATATGTTAAAGCATATTTCTGATAACTACGTTGTTTACAAACAAAAGAAAAAGCTAATTGATTTTAATGATATGATTGAAATGCTTTTAAAAGAGGACACAAAAATTCCAGAATTTGATGTGGTATTTATAGATGAAGCACAGGATTTGTCACCATTACAATGGAAGTTATATGATAAGTTAAAAGAAAAAAGTAAAGATATTTATCTTGCAGGAGACGATGACCAGGCTATCTTTGCCTGGGCTGGAGCTGATGTAAATAGATTTATTAATGAACCTGCAAAAGAAAAAGTATTACATAAGTCTAGAAGAATATCAAAAGCCATACAAGAACAATCACAAATGTGTATTGAAAACATTATGGGTAATAGAAAAATAAAAAAATATTATCCAAGAAACTTTGATGGTAATTGTGAAGAGATTGCAAACCTAGATCAAATAGATTTATCTGTGGGTAAATGGTTAATACTAACAAGAACTGTATCTAAACTTTTAAAAATTGAAGAACAATTAAAAAAGAAAAATTTATATTTTGAAAGTAATAGAGGTAAAAGCGTCAGGGTTCGGGCATACAAAGCTATTAAGAACTACGAGTTATTACAAAAAGATATTAAGTTAGAAGAAAAAGATTTGAAAGATATAAAAGAATATACAGGCACAGAAGAATTAGATTTAAAAAAAGATTGGTATCAAGCTTTTCAAAATGTAGAACAAGAAGATAAAGATTATTTATTAAATTTAATTGAAGCAGGAGAAAATTTAGATGAGCCTGCAAGAATTTGGACATCTACTATACATGCTATCAAAGGAGGTGAACAAGATAATGTTGTATTATCTTTAGACCTCGGAGATAAAATATTAAAAGCCATAAAGAAAAGTCAAGACAAAGAAGATGAAGAACATAGAGTTTGGTACGTTGGAGTTACCAGAGCAAAAAATAATTTATATAAACTAAAAGCAAAAATAGAGAGGAGAGGATATAAACTATGAGTAAAGTATGGGATAAGCAGCATGGGGGGAGTCATTATCAAAAATATAAAATTCAACCGAGCAAGTTTGTTGTTGAGAATGAGTTGTTATATCCAGAAGGATGTGCTATAAAATATATCATAAGACATAGAGATAAAGGAAAGAAACAAGATTTATTAAAAGCAATTCATTTTATAGAGATGATAATTGAAAGGGATTATAAATGATATTACCACAAACAGAATGGTTAGCGCCAAAAGAATTTCCAGACTTATCTAAGTACGATGAGATTGCAATTGACTTAGAGACAAGAGATCCAAACTTAAAGAAACTGGGATCAGGGGCCATCATTGGTGTAGGTGAAATTGTAGGTATTGCTGTAGCAGTAAAAGATTGGAAAGGATATTATCCAATTGCTCACGAAGAAGGACCTAACATGAATCGTAAACAAGTTTTAGATTGGTTTACTTCTGTATGTCAATTACCCGCTGCAAAAATTTTTCATAATGCTATGTACGACGTATGTTGGATACGTAAATTAGGTATAAATATCAATGGTTTAGTGTTAGACACAATGATTGCAGCTAGTCTAATTGATGAAAACAGATATTCATACACGCTCAATACTTTGTCTTGGGCATTTTTAAAAAAAGGTAAAAACGAAACAAGATTAACTGAAGCTGCAAAGTCAAGAGGACTAGATCCAAAAGCTGACATGTGGAGATTACCTGCGATGGAAGTAGGAGCGTATGCAGAAAAAGATGCTGAACTAACTTTAGAACTTTGGCAGGTGTATAAAAAAATAATTGAAGAACAAAACTTGCAAGAAGTTTTTAATCTTGAGACAGATTTGTTTCCTTGTCTGGTCGATATGCGATTTCTTGGGGTGAAAGTGGACGTTGAAAGAGCTCATAAATTGAAGCAAGAGTTAGCGCTACAAGAAGAAATGTTAATCCACTCAATAAAAAAAGAAAGTAACCAAGAAGTTCAACTATGGGCTGCAGCAAGCATTGCCAAAGTTTTTGATAACCTAAATTTATCTTACGAATTAACTGCGAAAACAAAATCACCTTCTTTCACTAAAAATTTTATTACAAATCATAAACATCCTGTAGTTAAGATGATAGCAGAAGCTAGAAAGATTAACAAGGTAAGAACAACTTTTATCGATACCATTATTGATCATGAACATTGTGATAGAATACATGCAGATATAAATCAAATAAGATCTGATGAGGGTGGTACTGTTACAGGAAGATTTAGTTATGCAAATCCAAACCTACAACAAATACCCGCTAGGGATCCAGTAACAGGTCCTATGATTCGATCATTATTCATACCAGAAGATAATTGTAAATGGGGATGCTTTGATTACTCGCAACAGGAACCAAGACTTGTTGCACACTATGCATTAAGATTTGAATTACCATCTGTAAATACAATTGCAGATTCTTACGATACAGATCCATCAACAGACTTTCACAAAATAGTTGCAGAGATGGCAGAGATACCAAGATCAGAAGCAAAAACAATTAATCTTGGATTATTTTATGGTATGGGTAAAGCAAAACTACAAGCAGAATTAGGAGTATCAAAAGATAAAGCTGACGAATTATTTCAAAAATATCACAACAGAGTTCCATTTGTAAAACAATTAATGAATAAAACAATGAAAGCTGCAGAAAATAAAGGTGAAGTAAAAACTTTATTAGGCAGACGTTGTCGATTTCCAAAATACGAACCTGTACTTAGAGGTGATGACTGGGGTAAATATGTACCTGCAGAAGATCACGAAAGAATGTTAGAGCTTCAACAAATGGGGCCAACACTTTTAGATGAAAATGGTGAAGACACGGGTAAGAAAAATTATTGGCATAATAATTCAGCACGTAGAGCATTTACATACAAAGCTTTGAATAAATTAATTCAAGGTAGTGCAGCAGATAT